CCAGTTGTAGTAACTGAAGAAACTATGTTTGAACTTAATGCGTTTTGTGCGCCTGTTGTATCTGAGTTTAAAGTGTTAGTGATTCCTCTAGCTGTATCTTGCAGCCAATGGTTTCTAGCTCCTTGATTTCTTGCTTTCACCCAAACTAAACCGCCTTTAGTAGATAAATCAATGCCGTTATTAATTGTTATTGCTGAACCATTGCCAGACCACAAAAACGTACTGAACACATCCTCAATATATTTTGGTACGACAGCAACCCCGCCCCCAAAAGCGTCATAACTTGCTGCTCCGCTAGTCGATTGTAAAGGCATTGTTATTCCTTGCTCTTGCAGTTATTCATGTGCCACTTAGCTAAGTTACCGCCACTTGCCATTATTCCGCAATGTGGGCATTGTTCTTTACGCTTTGGCTTACGCATATTGATTGTTGTTGATTTCTTTACGCCAGTTGTTCCAGCAATGATTGCCGCTTTACGTTCATCAGAACAAGGCACACCATAATAAAAATGCTTGTCACCTTTTAACGCTTCACTAAGACGTTTCTTATCTGCTTCACTTTTAGGGCGACCTAACTTGCTACGAGTTTCTTGACTAGCAACATATCCCGCACGACCATCGCCACCATCAGTTGCGTTTGTTAAGTCAATACCAAACTCACGCATTTCAGCAATCAAGAAACATTCAAGTTCTTTAGCTTGCTCATGGCTTACATTTTCCTCAACTTTACGCACAACAATGTCTAAACCAAGACTTTGAATCTTACGAATCTTGTTCAGCTTATATGTTGGCTTGTCAGAATTCTTAGCTTCCCAAGCATGAAAATGGCAACGTCTACCCACACCCTTACCAACGTAAAAGGGCATCCCATTTCTAGGGTCAGTCAGCGTGTAAACGTAAGCGGTGTTCATTAGGCTTTGAACTGTGTTACTGAAGCAAGAATTGTAAAGGTTGCACTTCCAGTTTTTAGAATTGCGAAGCGGTAACTGTCTATTCCACTTGCATTACCCGCAGTAGGCGCACCACCTAACCAACGAGTTGTAACACCTGATGTAGTGCCATCAACTTGAACCGCAGAGTTGTAGTAAGCAGTAGCACCTTGAGTAACCAAGAAAGCCACAGTCATTGATTGACCTGTACTCATCAAAGTATTCAATGAAGTACCGCTAGAGCCTCTGAAGTTAACTGTCCAGTTAGCACTTGCATTGCTTGTGTAATACAGAACAGACTGAGTTGTAATGTCGTAGTTAATTGTTCCAGTAGCTGCTGTTGCAGATACTGTAGCTACCTCTGCTGCATCGTTTAAAACAATAGCAGTAGCAGATGATGAACCTGAGAAAGTCTTAGTAGCCGTGAATGTCTGTGCTGTGTTAAGGCTTGCAACATTGGTTAGCGTATTGTCAGCAAAGGTGATAGTCTTATTAGTAAGAGTCTCAGAACCTGCTAATGTAGCAAAGGAGCCAGCTGTTAGAGTAGCTTGTGACCATACTGAACCAGTCCACACCCATAGATTAGATGATGTTGAGTTCCAGTAGATAGCACCTATTAAGAGTGTATTACCATCATTGTCCACTGTTGGAGCTGAAGACTTAGGGCCAAGATACCTATCATCAAAGCTATCATAGGACGCTGCAGCTGAGGATGCTGATGCACTGGCTGCAGAGGCTGATGAAGAAGCTGCAGAGGCTGAGTTAGCTGCGTTAGTCTCTGATGTAGCTGCAGCTGATGCTGATGTAGCTGCTGAAGTTGCACTACCTAAGATACTATCAACATAAGCCTTACGAGTAAGGTCATCGTTAGCTGTTGGAGTAGCTGTAGATGTTACTTTGTTAGCACCCATGACAATGTTACCTGTCATGGTTCCACCTGCCAAAGGTAGACCACCAGCTGCTGAGGTATCTACGTAGCCTTTAGTGGCTGCATCTGTGTTTGCAGTTGGAGTACCTAAGCCAGTAATCTTAGACGTACCCATTGCAATAGCACCGGACATAGTACCACCAGCTAAGGGAAGCTTAGCAGCAATAGAGTTAGTGACAGTAGTGGAGAATGAAGCATCATCATTTAAGGCTGCTGCAAGTTCATTCAATGTATCCAAGGCTGCTGGAGCACCGTCAACAAGGTTACTGATAGCAGTATCAACATAACCTTTTGTAGCTGCATCACCTGAGTTAGTTGGAGATGTAAGGTTAGTAATGGTAGCTGAAGTACCAGCATTCATGTTCAAGCCACCGTTAATGGTGACATCATTGAACGATGAAGTACCTGTGGAGGCTGTGACGTTACCAGTTAAGTTACCTGTGACGTTACCAGTGACATCACCTGTATGTGTACCTGTAGTGTTACCAGTCACAGCTCCAGTCAAAGCACCTACAAAGCCAGTATTGGCTGTAATTGTAGTTCCTGTAACTGCTGCAGCTGTAGTGCCACCAATGGGAGTATTGTTAATCGTACCACCAGTTTGAGCTACTCCAGCAACAGTACCACCTGTAATGGCAGCTGCTGAAGCTTCTTGATTACCTAAAGAACCTACAATCCTAACAACAGTTGCACTATTGTCTTTGGTGTAAATCTTCTTGTCTGTTACGTTAACAGCTAACTCACCCTTAGTTAAGTCCCCTGCTGCAGGTACAGCTGAGGCTGTGCTGCTATTCTTTGTGATAATTGTTGCCATTTATACTCCAAGTATTTATTTGTTGTAAGCAGCTAAGACTTCATCTAATGTAAGACCACCAGAAGGAGCAAACAAACCATAAGCTCTTGAGACATCTCCGGGACTTACGCCATACTGTCTCATCTGAGCTGCAGCATCAGCAGCTGACACCCCTGACTTAGCTACATCTGCAATATTCTGATAGTACTGATTCAATCCCATGTCATTAATAACAGCATACTCTTTAGCTGGTGAAGAGTTCAAAGCTGTCATAGCTCGTTCTATGTCTTGGTCTGAAATACCATACTGAGTTTGTTGTGCTTGAATCTGCTCATTAGTAGCTGTAGGATTCTGTTCAATATAGTTAGTGATAATATTGTTTAAATCACCAAGGCTTCCACCACTTGTCAGGGCATACTTAGTAGCATCTGAGAATGTTGTGGTACGTAAAGCCTCTTGCAAGTCAGCCTGACTGACACCAGCTTGAGCCATTGCAGCATCAATCTGATCTCTAGAGGCTCTAGGATTATCAAGAATCCACTGATTGATGTTGTTTAGATATGCAGCAGGTGTTAAACCTAGTTGATTTGTAGCATACTGATAACCAGCTGAGCCGGGATTGACAACTGTAGCAGGTGTAGTCGTTGTTGGTACAGTCGTTGTAGGAACCGTAGTAGTTGGTACTGTAGTTGTCGGTACGGTTGTAGTAGGCACAACGGTAGTTGGCTTAACAACTGGAGTTGTTATAGGCTTAACACCTGTGTTAGGAGCCATTCCACCTGCAGTAGTACCGCCTGTCATGCCACCAAACAAACTACCTGTGACAGAAGCACCGGGATTGAATTCAGTTGAGTACCAGTTCTGCAAAGGGCTTGCAACGTCACGAGGTACGTTAGGCATCAAGCTATTGTAGTTACTTTGTAGTTGACTAAAGTACTCTGGAGAGTAACCACCAGCACCACCACCTGAGTAAGTTACTGGAGTTGCAGTTGTTGATGTATTACCACCACCCATGTTGGAAATAGCGTTAGTAGCTCCTAATAGTCCAGCTACGTTAATACCAGCCTTAGCTAAGTTAGCAATCTGTGCAGGTGTTAAGCTTGAGAGAGCACTGGCTCCTGCACCTGCTGTAGCTGCACCTGCTAAAGCTTCAGCTCCTAGAGTACCACCAACACCTCCTAAAGCCATATCAGCAGCAGCCAGCTCTGAAGCTGTTAGACCAGCAGCACCTGCAGCACCTCCACCAAATAAACCAGCGTAACCAGCACCGCCTAAAGCTGCTAATACTACGGGATCTTTAAAAGCATCTGCTAAACCACCAAAGAATGATTGACTTGCTTTAGTTGTACCTTGTCCTGTAAGAGCACCTGTAGGATCATAGGAGTAAAAAGGTTGCCCTGCTGCGTCTATACCTGTAGAACCAGTAATACCTGAAAGAGCACCTTCTTGTAAAGTCTCTCCACTACCAGTATCAGCATAGTTAGCACCATACAAAGTACCACCAATGTTAACAGTATTACCACGACCTGCAGCGATAATCTGCTGTATCTGCTCAGGTGTCAGTGCTTGAGGAGCTGCCATGATTTATTCGCCTTTTCTGTATAACTCAAACGTGTTGATAATATTCATTGTAGAGCCAGTCTCAGAAGTTGCTCGAACTTGATCGCCCTCTTCAAGAACAATATAAGCACCATCGTTAAATTTGATAAACTGAGTAGTACTTAACACATAGTTATCTAATACGTAAATCTCAGTTGCTGTACTTGCGTCATACCACACAACATCAATAAACTTATTATTACCTGAGTGGTTTACAACGTAACAAAGAGGCCACCTAGCATAATAACCAGTAGGTACTGTAAAC